GAGACATTAATGGCGGCTAATATTAAATCACAGAAATTCATTCCTCATGGATAATGCATATAAGAAGCAACTTGAAGTATTCGGCATTGACTCTGTCAGTGCCGTAGAGTCAGAAGTGCAGAAGAAGCAAGTTGACGATGAGAAACGAGTAATGCTATCCATAGTTAGGTCTATCATGGAGAGAATGGAAGGTAGGCAGTGGATTTACTCTAAATTAGATATGTGTAAAATATTTACCACACCATTTGTTCCAAGCGACTCTCATGGCACATCATTCTTTTCCGGCATACAAGCTGTAGGGCAGAATTTACTAAATGATATAATGCAGGCATGCCCAGAGCAGTTCTATCTAATGATACAAGAAGCATCTGCACGCAAGAATGGAAATAACCAAGATTAGATACTATTCTTTCTAAGATTATCTAACCACTCGTCAGCATCTTGCCGAGCAATATATGTTCTACTCCCAACTTTAGTAACTTTAAGCATCTTGCTTCTTACTTCTTGGTAGAATTTGCTTCTTGATAGCGAATATTCATCAATAAATGTTTCTATATTCATAAGTTTCTTTTGCAATGCTATCTCCATATATAGTTATTGGCATGTTATGGCACAATATAGAAGTTATGTCAAATATATTAATTTTCTCTTGTAAAACAAAGAGTTATGTGCTTATATTAATGCAATAGAAAATAATTTGGCCATCTATCTTATGAATGACAGTCCACAAGTTGAAACTATTGTAAGTCCTGCGTCAGATACTGCTACTGCTGATACATCAGTTAATACTGCTGTTTCTTCTATCGCAGAACCTATTACCGCGAATATAGATCCTATAATTGATAATAGCAGTAATACAGATACTATAGCAGAACCCACTAGCGATGATTCCGTAGAAAATATACTCGGTGATTCTGAACCATTAGAGACTAAAACTGATGATGTAGTTGAGGGAAAGACTGAGGACAATAAATCTTCCGATACTCCATTGCCTACAGAGGCAGAAGCTGCGATCACTCCTACTTATGAAGACTTCAAATTACCGGAAGGTTTTAATTCTGATAAAGAGTCTCTTGAGAGTTTTACACAGATACTAAGTGAAATTGAAGGCGGAAAACTAGATCATGCAGGCTACCAAGAAGCCGGGCAGAAATTAGTCGATATTGGAACTAAGGCAATCCAAACATCTATTGAGCGATTGAATGATTATTATGTGCAGATACATGAAGCACAAAAGAAAGAATGGTTTGAGTCATTTAAGAAAGACCCTGATATGGGGGGAGATAAATTGCATGAGACTGTTGGATTACTTCGTGATGCTGTTGAGAGCTACGGTGGTAATGAGGAACAAGTTTCCGAGTTCCGTAAAGTTATGAAAGACACCGGTGTTGGAAATCACCCTGCTGTTACCCGTATTCTATACAATATGGCACAGAAGATTAACAAATATGAGACCGAAGCCGACAATGGGAATGGTGGAAGTAATCGTATAGTTGCCGGAGTTAGTCCTGCACCTGATAAAGTGAAAGACTATAAGCGTTTCTATGGTAGCAATTAATCATGCTGCTAATAGATAATATAATTATTGTTAATAAATAAGGAGAAGAAGAAATGGCAACTAGTGGTTTACCAAATATTGTGGACTGGGCGCGGTCAGTAAATCCTGATGGCTCACCTGCTCATATTGCACAGCTATTGAGTCAATGCAATCAAATGCTAAAAGATATGATCTGGCAAGAAGCAAATATGCCACTTGCTCATAAGATTACTGTAGGTGTTTCCTTGCCACAAGGTACATTCCGTACATCAAACATAGGTGTGGCATTCAGTAAAGCACTCAATGCACAAATGCAATTTGGTATATCTGAACTTGTAAGTTATAGTGGTGTTGATCGTTCAATCGCCGAACTATGGGGTGATTTGGCTAAATACCGTTATAGCCAAGATATGGCGCACATTGAAGGTATGAGCCAACAAGTTTCCGGCGCGTTGATTTATTCAAATGAAGGAACAACTCCCGGCCAAATGACAGGATTTGCTCCTATTTATAATACTGTTAACCCTGCAACTGCATATAATGCTGCTAATGTTATTGATGGTGGTGGTACAGGTAGTTCAAACTCTTCTATCTGGTATGTAAATTGGGGTGACACAACTACTTATGGTATTTTCCCTAAAGGCACTCCATCAGGTATCGTGTACGAAGATAAAGGTGATGTCCGCGCATTATATGATGCTGCCGGCAATCAGTTTGAAGGTTATACATCTTTTTTCCGCATTAAATTCGGTTTATGTGTGAATGACTGGCGTTATAATGTTCGTATCGCCAACATTGACACGACAAATGCCGGTCTTGCCGGGTCTAACCCAGCAGATCTATTTGTTTTGCTTTCTAAAGCTATGGGTAAGATTCCTTCTTCATCTCGTCGTGTGTTTAATGCTAGTGAGACAGATGATCCTGCTGATCCAAAGCCAGGCACAATGCCAGTTATCTATGTTAACCGTACAATCCAAGAGAACTTGGATATTCAGGCAATTAGAGACAAGAATGTATTGATTTCTATGCGTGATTATGCTGGTCAGCCAGTTGTAGGATTCCGTGATATTCCAATTCGTACTGTTGATCAGCTTCTAACTAACGAAGCTCGCGTTGTATAATTTTTAAGGAGTAAAAAATATGTTTTTAGATGCTTTAGTCCAACTTTCTACCGCGCAAGCATTGACATCAACTAGTGTTGCAAGTGCTAACCTATATGATGTTACCGGGGCTGGTTCAGGTAATGCACCAAATATGATTGGTGGTATTACTTCTAGTGGCAATGCGCTTATTGGTTTTGATATTGGTGCCGGTGATGGAATGGCAATTCCTGAAATTTTTGTAGATGTTACCACTGCTTTCGTTACTGCTGGCAGCGCAACATTGCAAATTCAATTGCAAGCGGCTCCTGATAATGGAAGTAATGCTCCCGGTTCTTATGTTACTATCTCAGAGACTGATGCCCTTACTGCTGCACAACTTACTATTGGAGCATCTTTTCAATTCCAAGTTCCTCCAATTCCTAAAACTATATTCGGTGAAGCAATGCCACGCTTCTATCGTTTGTACTATGTTATTGGTACAAGCACATTCTCAGCTGGTTCAGTTAATGCAAATATAGTTCTGAACCCTTCGCAAGCAACGAAGATTCAGAATTATCCTTCTAATTATATCGCATAAAGGTTCTATTTATGGCTAGACAAATAGCTTTGGGTGCACTTAGTATTGAGAGACCACAACAAAGACAATTACCTCGTCTTAGAGAAGACAGACCTGCATATATGGTTGCAGGTAAGGGATTCTTTAATGATAAAGATAGATTTCTTCACCCCGGTCAAGCGACATATCTTGATAGTGAGCCTAACTTAGATTTAATTCCATTGAACAAACTTGCTTATGACAAGATGCAAGAGTTTCTAGATAAACTAGATGCATTAGGTCTTAAGAAGAATAAGAACTATATTCCAATTCCTCGTGCCGTATGGAATGAATCAACTGGTTTCCAAGATGAACTACCATCTCCAGATTCTGTTATGGGTGTAGTTAGAACCGGCCCTGATGATACTATTTTCTAAGGAATAGATAAAATGGCTGAAAAGAAAAAATGGATTAAGGCGGCTATTGGTGAGAATAAGGGAGTCTTTAAGGCGAAAGCTGAAAAGACAGGAAAGTCAACAGCAGCCTATGCTCGAGAGCATGAAAATGACTCTGGTAAATTAGGTAAAGAGTCTAGACTTGCCCAAACACTAATGGCAATGCACAAAGCCCATCAGACTAAATCAGCTTCTAATAAGACCATTCGCAACACTATGTATGGGAAGAAGGATTAATATATGGCTAGACATTCGATGTATGATGAGACTCCTAAGATTGAGCATGATGGTGAAGGAAAAGCGCATGTAAAGAAATCGGAGAAGAAGAAAGAACCTGCGAAGAGAGAGGAAGCCTCTGCATCATCTGGTCTCCCTACTCATGTTAGGCATGCAGCAGAGCGTCGCGATATGCACAGTCGTCATGAAATGGAACATTCGGTGCATGATGCAAGTAATGCCGGCTCTAAATCAGAGATGCACACTAGGCACATAAAAGAAAAGAAAGACATGTTTACTCGTCATGAAAAAGATACGGGAGCAACATCAGGGAGTAATGATGTAGGCATAGCAATTAAAGATATTAGAAAAGGAGCTTAATAATGTCATTAACAGGTTCAGAAACATTACAGGTTCTTGGTCAGAGTGCTACAGGTATTCCTGCGGCAACAACTCAACAAACAACTACTGGAGCGATTGCTGCATTAGCGGCAGCTACCGTACTTCCTCCAATAGTTAATACATCTATTACAACAGTAGGAGCAGGAGTTCTAACCGCCGCTAGTATTGTTGGCGGGTTAATCACTCGTACCGGCCCAGTCGCTGCCTATACAGACACTACTGACACGGCGGTGGCAATTGTTGCCGCATTGGCAGCATATGTTGCTAATGAATCAGCGTATGTCCATATTCGTAATAATACAGCATTTACTCAGACTCTAGCAGCCGGGGCTGGTGTAACATTAAGTGGAACTCTATTGATACCACCATACTCAGATGGTATTTATCTTGTTACAATCAATAGTGCCACTGCTGTAACTATGCTACAGGTTGATACTGTAAATCTAACCACTAAGGCATTACCTATTATAACTACCTTAAGTACAGTCGGTGCAGGAACAATAACTGCCGCTAGTATTGCCGGTGGTATAGTATCGCGTACCGGTTCTCAATCTGGAAGCCCGTTTACAGATACGACTGATACGGCGGCTAATATTATCGTAGCACAACCTAATGTAAAAATTGGTCAAGCATGGGAAGTTACATACCAGAATACTACAAATGCCGTTGCCACATTGACTGGTGGAACGGGTGTTACGGTTTCCGGAATAACCGCAGTTAATGCAGGAGAGTCTGTTCGTTACTTAGTCACCTATACTGCTGCTGCCACTATTACTATGGTTGGCTTCTCTGTCGCACAATCTGCTGCGACTATGCAGAATGCTACTTTTGCAGGTTCGACATCTGGAACTACGGCAATTGTGGCTAGTGCCACGGCAGGAACGACAACACAGACATTGCCAGCCGTCACTGGAACTATTGCTAGTACAAGCGGTACTAATCTATTTATTGCTGATGTTAAGAAATGTTCTACCCAGAAAGATGTAACAACTACTACTCTTGCTGATGTTACCGGTTTAACTGCACAGTCACTTGTAGCCGGAGCAACATACAGATTCCGCTGTGTTCTGCCGGGAACTGCTGATGGTACGGGTGGTATTAAATATGCACTAAAATATACTACGGCAACCCTTACATCTATAGAGGCAACAGGCATTGGTTATACTGCATCTGCGGTCGCTGTCCAACATACGACAACTACTACAGACGCAACATTATTGTTTGACCAAGCTGCTGCTGTGATATTGACCGTACTCGAAGGAACAATGGTTGTAAACGCTAGTGGTACAGTTGCACTTCAAATGGCAGAACATGCTGCTACCGGAACTGCAAGTACCTATGTTGGTGCAACAATGGACTTCACTCGTATAGCTTAGAAGGTAATTTATGGAAGCAATGCCACACATGGTTGATATGGCTAGGAGTAATGAGGAAGACGACTCTTCCCCATTAGTATCTAATAGTCCTGAGAAATATCCATACGGGTTGAGAATCTGTTTGACTCATGAGGAATTAGAGAAATTAAATGTTGATCATACGGATTGGTCTGTTGGTGAGATATTCCATTTGCACGCCTTTGCCAAAGTTGTTGCAATTTCTACGAACGAAGATACAGATGGTAATGTTAACTGTTCTGTTAACCTCCAAATTACACACCTAAGTGGTGAATCGGAAGATGCCGAAAATGAAGCAGAAGAAGAATCAGATGAGCCATCATTAGAGAAATTCGGGTATCTGAGATACAATAAATAATGGGAGGTATGAATGTCCTCTCAAAGTCAAATATCTGTATGTAACCTTGCCTTATTAAGTATTGGGGCAAGGGCGCAAGTAAGTGCATTGAGTGACGGTTCTACTGCCGGAGACGCTTGTGCTACACTATTTTCTTTTGTTTTTGAGCAATTAGCTAGAACTGCCCAGTGGGGGTGCTTAAAGAAACAACTTAATCTTACGCTTGTTCAGGCTGCACAAGGAACACCAGAAAACCCAACAGGGACATTATTCCAGTTGCCTCCACAACCGTGGCTATACGCATATACATATCCGTTAGATTGTTTGCTAATGCAGCAAATTCTATCCCCCATATTACCTACTACGGGAGGAGGAATACCGCAGACTAGCATTAGTAATACTATAACTCCATGGATACCGGGGCAATATGCTATCCCGTACACGGTAGGTTATAGTAATGATGCCAGTGGAAACCCGCTAGAAGTTATATTGACTGATCAAGAACAGGCTATCGCTAATTATACGGTTAATCAACAAAACCCTCAATCATGGGATTCTCTATTCACAAGTGCATTTGTTGCCTCTCTTGCGGCATATCTTGTGCCGGCATTATCTTTAGATAAACAATTTGCTGCACAACAAATCCAGATAGCTGATAGAATGATTGCCAAAGCTCGAGCGATGGACGGTAATGAAGCTGTTACTATACAAGATCATATACCAGATTGGGTTCGAGCTAGGCAGGGAGCAACTGGAACTTTAAGACAGAGTACAGGTTATAATGCTTATGGATACATAAATATGGCATGGGGAGGTTAAATGACCTACCCATTGATTCAAACTAGTTTCGTTTCCGGTGAACTTAGTCCTAGCATATTTGGACGAACTGATAAGGCGCAATATAAGAATGGTGCTTCTACAATGCGTAATTGCTTTGTTAGATATACCGGTGGAGCTTCAACTCGTGCAGGATTTGCTTATGTTGGAATGTGCAAACAGGGCGCACCTAACTCTGGAGGCACTTCAACAAGTAACCCACCAAGAGACATAAATTTCCAATATAATATAAATCAAGGGTTCGCACTTGAGTTTGGCGACCTATATATGAGAGTTAAGTACCGAGGCTCTTATGTTACAGAGTCTGCAAAAGTAATAACCGGAGCAACAAATGCGTCGCCACTTGTTATCACTAGTAACTCGCACGGATATTCTAATGGAGATTGGGTATATATCACCGCAGTCGGAGGAATGACGCAACTTAATGGATTAACCTATGTTGTTATTAATAAGACTGCAAATACATTCCAGTTAACTGACTTATTTGGAACAACTATAAACTCAACATTATATGGGATTTATACTTCCGGTGGAACAGTCTCTCGTATTTATACAGTTGTTTCTACTTACGCTGCAATTGATCTGCCGTATCTAAAGTTCACACAGTCTGCTAATACGATGAATCTGACTTGCTGGAATCAGGATACATTAACAGAATATCCACCCTATGAATTAGTCCGTCATACGAATACTAACTGGGTATTTACACAATCATCATTCGCATCAACAATCTCACCGCCCGCCACTGTATCAACCACCGCAAACCGTGCAACTCCAACCAGTACGACAGACACATGGTATAGTTATGTTGTCACTGCTATAGATGCAGATGGGAATGAGAGTGTTGCATCTGTAAACTCAGATGTATTAAATAATAGTATATCTATTTATGCTGGCTCTAATGTTGTATATTTTAGTCATGTCTCTGGTGCAGTAAGTTATAATATATATGTTGCAGCAGCTGCTTACACAGCATCTCCATATACTAATCCAGGATTTGCTGGAGCATCGTACGGATTTATAGGTTCATCTTTTGGGCAGCAGTTCATAGACACAAATATTATTCCCGACTATTCTCATACACCACCGATACATAAAAACCCATTTGCTAGGGGAGCAATTACTGATGTTGTTCCAACTGCTGCCGGTTCTGGTCTGACACAGAGTACAGTACAGTATCTAATTACTACATCTACCGGTTCTGGTTTTAGAGGAGTTCCAATAGTACAGAATGGGAATCTTGTCGGGTTTGAAGTAACAGATGGTGGAAAAGATTATGCAAATACTGATACTATAACTATTCTTACCGGTGGTGTTGCAGCTACAGGGACATATACTTTTACCGGCAATCCTTCAGATGGAAATACTATAATTTTGAATGGCGTTACATGGACATTTAAGACTACTATAAGCGGTTCGTCTCAAACTAAGATTGGTTCTAATCTTGCAGAAACACTGGATCAGTTAGCCTCTGATTTAGCGACATCTAATAACAATTCAATTACTGTCGCATATTACTCAATATCTACAGCAACTGTTCTACATATAACTTATGGACAATTAGGTACAGCAGGAAATGCCTATACACTAGCAGCGGGAACTTATGGCGGAACAGTGAGCGGTGCTACATTAGCCGGTGGAAGTAATGGGAGTACAAGCGGTGCTAGAGCGTCATTAACAATAGGACCGCATACAGGTACATATCCCGGAGTTGTACAATATTATCAGCAACGCTTAGTATATGCTGACACTATTAACCAACCTGATACATATTTTATGAGTCAGCCGGGTTTATACTCAAATTTTGATGTCTCAATTCCCTTAATAAGTTCAGACGCAATTACCGGTACACCGTGGGGCGTTCAGATAAATGGAATCCAATTCTTAATGCCCACAATCAGTGGCTTGTTAACATTAACAGGCAATGGTGTATGGCTAATAAATGGCGGAACATCATCTGCTATCACCCCATCAGATCAGAACGCACAGGCACAAGCGCAGATTGGTTGCTCAGCTATTATGCCGCCCCTTTATGTTAATTTACATATTTTGTATGTTCAATCAAAGAATAGTATTGTTAGGGACATTGCATATAATTTTATAAATAGTGTGTTCCAAGGAACGGACATTACAGTCTTTTCTGATCATTTATTCCAAGGATATACATTATCACAATGGGCGTACGCCGAAGAACCGTTCAAGGTAATATGGGCTGTTAGGAATGATGGGAGTTTATTATCTCTCACTTATATAAAGGAGCAAGAGATTCAAGGTTGGGCAAAACACGATACAAACGGGATATTTGTTGGTGTTTGTTCTATCATAGAACCTCCAGTTGATGCTATATATGTAATAGTTAAGCGGTACATCATTGGGCATAATGTGTGGGTTTATTATTCCGAGAGAGCCGATAATAGGCAGTGGAATGATGTCGAAGATTGTTTCTGTATTGACTCAGGTTTATCATTACCAATGACACACCCGAATGCGACCCTTACACCTGCATCGGCAAATGGCACTAGTAATATATCTTCGACGAATGTTATTAATGGTGGTCATGGATATACGGCACCGGTAGCTAATGCTGTTGACTCTACTGGTATTGGAAGTGGGGCAACATTCTCTGTTACAGTATCAGGCGGTGTCATAACTGCCGTTACTCCAATAGCTGAGGGACAGAACTATACACAGGGAACTACAAGTATTGTCATCACTGATGCTACTGGAAGTGGAGCTAGTGTTCAACCTATAATTACCAATTATGTTTCATTCTCAGCTTCCTCCTCAGTATTCACATCTGCAAATGTTGGAAATATTATAAGAATAGATGGCGGAAAAGCTACAATTATTAGTCAAACAGGAACTGCATGTATAGCGAACATAACTATACCATTAACCTCTTTAATTCCGAATGATCCCAATAACAAGCCTATTCCAGCAACATCAGGTAATTGGTCGGTATCAGCTCCTATTGTTATCATTAATGGACTTAATCATCTTGAGGGAATGACTGTAACAGGTCTAGCCGACGGAGGAATTATTGTTCCGCAAGTAGTCTCGGGTGGTTCGATTACATTACAAAGCCCTGCTAGTGCAATCAATGTCGGAATGTCATATACATGCCAGTTACAGACGATGTACATCGATCCTGCATCTCAAATGACATTGCAAGGAAAAAGAAAGAATATACAAAGCGCATCTATACGCCTAGAACAAAGCCGTGGAGTCCAAGTTGGCACAAATCAACCAGATCAGTCAACGCAACCTAATAATGCAATTGTTGCATGGGCTAACATGAAGGAAATAAAGGAACGCAATTCTCTTATAACCGCCGGTTCTGCTATTCCATTGTATACAGGCGATAGTTATATACTAGTTCCCGGAGATTGGAATGTTAAAGGGCAATTAGCCGTCCAACAAATTTATCCATTGCCTGCAACATTCCTTGCTGCTATTATTAATTTTAGCCCGGGAGATACAAGTGGATAAACCAGAAATAGTTATAGTTGATACGATTGCAAGTCATATTAATGAAATGGCTAAGGTTATGCGCGAGCAGAGTGCTAATACAGCAAGAAACCTTGGTTTTAGCCCGAGACGACTATTGTGGAAAACATATAAGCAATCCCTCATATGTAGAACTGTATTTATAAATGAGAAAATTGGTGCTATATTTGGTATAGGTGGTATATTATTTGGAGAAGTTGGTCAACCTTGGCTTATTATGTCAGATGAGGTTAATGACTTTCCATTCAAAGTAGCATTTATTTATCGTAGAGAATTAAAGAAGTTTCAGAATATGTTTCCAATACTTGAAGATTATGTCGATGAAACTGATAAGAAATCTATTCGTATGCTTGAACTGATGAAATTTAATGTGAGTAAGAATACAATATCTATCGGAGATGTCACACTTCGTAGAGCTGAGAGGAGAGCATAATGGATCCAATAACAGCATCATTATCGGCTATGTTTGCTTCGAGTGCCACTGCGGGCGGGGTTGCGGCTGGTCTCAGCGGTGCAGCCGCTACGGCAACTGGAGCTGCCGCGACTGCCGGAACTATGGCTGGGGCTGCCGCTACCGGAGGCACATTACTCTCTAGTTTAGCCACACCAATGATGATAGGTGGAGCAGCGTTAAATGGGTTAGGAGCTATTCAACAAGGACAGGCTGCATCGGCCGCAGCTGGGTATAATGCTAAGATTGCTGAGCAGAATGCTGAGGTAGCAACACGGAATGCTAAATATGCTGCTGCACAAGGTGAACAGAATATTGCCTCTGCCGGTGCTGAGGCGCGGGCAAAGATAGGAGCGACACTTGTTAATCAAGGTGCAAGTGGAATTGATATTAACTCTGGTTCTGCCGTAGATACCCGTGAGAGTGAAGCGAAGCTAGGAATGCTTAATGCTCTTAATATCCGTTCAAGTGCAGTTAGACATGCGTATGGATTTGAGACTCAAGCCGTTGATGCTCTTGCTAGTGCTAATCTCGCTAAGATGGAAAAATCATCAACGAAGACTTCTGGTTATATAAATGCAGGCTCAACTATATTAGGCGGTCTTGGGACAGCTGCAAAATATAGCAACTTCTTATCAAGAAATGATCCGTTAGGAATGACTATTTAATAATTACATATTGGATTGATAATGGCTCAAGGTGGAAAAGATTTATACGGTGATTTTGGGAGTGTTCCTTCACAAACAGATACATCTGGTAGTGGAGCGACACCTTTAAGTGTTCGTGCTAATGCTAATGAATTTGGGGCGCAGATAGGACAGGCAACTGAAAAGGTAGGAAATACCATGTCTGAAATTGGCAATCAATTTAATGGCATTATAATGGAGACGGCCGCTAATCAGGCAGAATTGGGATATATCAAAGCATCAGGCGACCTTAAGGCTAAATACTCACAATATGAAGGTTTACAAGCAGAAGCGATGCGACCACAATATGAGCAAGATTTACAAAACTCACGAGAGCAATATAGACAGAATCTACCATTACTAGCGCAAAAGGCATTTGATGCAAATACTATCCGAACAGTCGGACATCTAACAAGTGAATATAGTAGTTATGCGGCTAGTCAGGTAAAGGGTGCGAATCTAAAGAGCCATAGTGCGCTTATGGACATGGCTGTGTCTAAGACTGGCGATCTGGGTATAGTATTAGATCCTAAAGCATTCGGAGAGCAAGTGCTTGCTCCCATAGTCGCCGGTGGTAATGCAGTAGCCGATATTCACGGTGATACTATATTAGCTAATGGAATTAATGAGGAAACAGGTAATTACAAATATAATGATACTCCGGAGGGGAAAGCATCAGAGGCTCGGCATTTATCAGTAACAAATGGAAAATTGGCTGAGGCTTATTTGACGGCAGTAAAAACAATATCAGATAATCAAGGGCCAATTAAAGCAGCGAAATGGGCAGAAGAACATAGAAATATGATGCCCGATGAAGCAAAGGTTAGGATGAATCAATATCTAGCACCAAAGATAAAGAACGAACAAATATCTACCTTAGTTAATTCCGAATCTAATAATTTAACACAAGGATATGCTGATAGAACTCCATTAGATATTATTAGGAAAAATGAGGGAGTAGGGTATTCGCGTGATAATAAAGGAGAGGTAATTAATGGAATAAACTCAATTGCATTCCCTAAAGAGTTTTCTGAGGCTAAGAACATACTTGACACACAGGGACAAGCTGCCGCTACTAGATATGCAGATGATTTTTATCAGAAGAATATAATTGATAAATATAATATTGGCTCACTTCCTAAGGATACACAAGCAATTGTCGCAGATGGTTTAGTTAATCATGGAGCGGGAGAATTTGGACAATCATTATTAGCCGCTGCGAAGAATGGAGCTTCACCGGAGCAGTTAATAAATATGCGCCGAATTGAATACAAGAGATTAAATGATACAGGCAAACCAGAGTATACTAAAAGTTTTTCTGGTTGGAATAAGCGATTAGATGAACTATCCCCAGACGGCATGAAAGAGAGCATTATAGATTATTATAAGAATAATTCAGAAACAGCAGCAAGCTCGGTGTATGATAAAAGCATGCAAGAATATGGAGACCCTATTATGGCCGATAGGGCAAGAACTAATTTTTTAACTAAAATAAATAGCATTGTTAGGCAGGCAAATGGTCAGCTTGATACTGCCCAGAATGTAATTATAAAAACTATCAATGGTGATTATAGCAATGGAAGGAAACCATCTAGTTTGCAGGAGATTAGTTTTTCCTCGCCAGAGGCAAGAAACGCATTAGAGCAAATCCAAGAGGGCAGACCTGCACAAATACGCCCTATAGAAAAAATGTTGCTCGCTATTTCAAAAGGGGAGAGTGCTAAAGGATATGGTGACTTACTTCCTATAATGAATAGAATAGCAAGTGATGATGATACTGATTCAATAAAAGACATCGCAACATTATCGCAAGCATATGGCGAGAAGACTGATCTATTTGTCAATGGATTTAAGAAAGCGTCTGAGCTACTAGAGAGTAGCAAAACCCCTGAAGGGAAATCGGTTATAACAAAGCAGTCTCAATTTCTGAATGATTTGCGTAACCGTATGGTGGCTAGTGATACTGATACAGCGCATATAAAGAAGTTCAATGATTCGCTTCCTGCATTCTTCAGAACATATAATGAATATGTCAAAGCAGGAAAAGATACATCTAGCTTATTATCATTCAATGATAAAAATGAATTTGTGAAGGGACTTAATCTTCCCCCTCGACAAGACCTAACGGCGAGGAAAATAACAGGAGTAATGGAGACTATTAAGGTCTTATGGTCCATTACAAAAGGACCTGGGAGACCTGAAGTAAAAATACTTCATGATTACAAACATCACCTAATAAGTGAGGAAGAAAAGTATAATAGACTGAATAAAATGGGTATAATTACAGACACTGCTAGGTCCAGATCCAGAATATCTCAACCGGAATAAATTATATGTTGAAATTAGAAACAAACCCAACAGACAATAATGCTACTAAAGTACCACTGGATAATTCTCAAGATAATGCGCCTACTGATAATGTAGCGTCTAAAGTACCACTGGATAATTCTCAAGATAATGCGCCTACTGATAATGTAGCGTCTAATGATGAGTTTAACAAAGTATTAGAAGGTCTAAGAACTCCAAAGAGTAAGAACCCATCAAAAAGAACTATAGATGACGTCGCGTCAGACTATTACAAACATGAGAACCAGATAGAAGATCAACAACGAAGTGCAACTGATGTCACTATTCCTACAAATGTAAAAGATTTCCTTGAACATACATCTACCGGAAGAATTATGGGAGCTATGGGGCATGGTGCTATTGAGTCTGTAGAAGGAGCCGTATATGCCCCTTCTGTGCTGTCTTATGAAGAGTTGTATAAAGCGTTCCCGGAGGCTGAGAATGAGTGGGAAGAAGGAGTAAATGAATATATCCTAAGACCCTTACTAGCAACTGGGGCATTAGTAGCAGATACCGCCATCCTTGCTTTTAATTTGGCAATGGGAACACCATTTGAGACAGCAGTATCTGGAGCAGAACAATTTGCGGACGAGCTAAGATTTGGTTGGAAAGAACCAGTTGGAGAACTATTACG